AGGTCATAGGCACTCCTCTCGTATTCTTAAAAACCGCATAATATTCAGTGAACGATGTTGATGCAATGACATCATGCTTGTAATACGGCAGCCCGGATCCCACTCCGACGAAAGAAGCGATACGGGTGTTGTCATCGTCTGCTTTAGCTTTGAATTTCAGCAAAAAATAGCATTCATTTTCTACATTCACAGAAAGCCGCCGCCATATTCCATTATTATATCCCTGCCCAGTCTCTGTTGGATATGTCACAGCTAAAGCGCCGTCTACAATAGTTGGAGGAATAGATTGCGCATTATATGACGACCAACCATCGGTCGTCATAGGAGCCATTAGACGTATATACGGGGTAGCCTGTAACCTGCGCGACTTGGGTACGATATACCCAGCGGGATCACCGTCGTTGTAGAGGGCCGCTACTTCTTCCGCGGAAAGGGCGTAGTTGAAATGACGGCAAAAATGGACCGGGCTTTTAGTAATATGTAACGGATCTCCAATGCGGAATAACGCGCTCGGCGTGTATGCTGTTGGTTGCATAGCACCTACCTCGATGCCATTGATATAACACATCGCAGTTGCTCCATCATAGGATATGACGGCATGTATATCGTCACCTATTGTCACCCGACTCACTTGTAGCGACTTATCTCCGCAGTGGAACATTATCGCATCCATTGGCGTGACGGCGATAGCTAGCATCGAGGTTGAGAATTGTGCCGGTCGTTGAGTGCCATCAGATTGGCGGAGATTAAAGAAGCACTCCATACTCCGCGGACCGTCGAACAATAGCCCGGCATCCGTCGATTCAAGATACCCTTTCGTGCAATTCACCCCCACCTGCTGCTCGCGTTCGCTGCGCAGCGCGGCGATCTTCAACAAACTTCGTCTGCGGTCCATGGCTATTCGATGATTGCGCGGAGTTCCTCGATATTGATCTCGTAGGCTCGATTCGGCGCCGGGGTCTTGTAGCCGATGATGTCCACGAGGTCATCCGACCAGGTGAGTTCCGTGGCAACGTTTCCCGATGTGAAGAAGATCGCCGAAGTCCGGGCCGATTTTTCCACGGTCCCGATCTTGAGCGAGGTCAGCTCCCCGCAGATGTATTTGTGGTTGCCTTCGACGTTGATCGTGACATCCGCACCCTCGACATTGACCACAACGGGGGCGGCCGCTGCGGCGGCTTCGAGAGCTTTGGCGGCAGCGTCGAGGGCGGCTTTGACAGCCTCGGGGTTCTTCGAACCGTCGATCGAGAGCATCCACCAGTCCGTGTCCGTCACGGGATGGCCCGTGTTGTTGTTTTTCCGGGAGACATACACCGAGGGGGCCGCGTAGACCATGTTGAGAAAATCGTATGTCTTTTCCGGGGAATAATCGCCCGCGGGGACGACACCCGTGGAGCCTAAAAGTTCGGTTACTTCTGTCATTGGTTTACTGTTTTAATGGTGTACAACTTTCCGTTTTCAAGTTTGAATTTCGCTCCTTCGTAACCGTTCTGATAGGTCACGTAGAGTTTGAGTGTCGCAGGATCAACCCAGAAGACAGGCATGATAGCGCCGCCCTCGGCTCGGTATTCCGAGGTTACGTAGCCTTTGGTCGCATCGTCCCAAAAAGCCCAGTATTTGAGCCCCCCGACATCCACGATCTTCGGAGGGTGGTCGGCCAGAGATTTCGCACGCGCGGCCTGCTGGTCGGCGTTTGAGGCTGATTTTTTTGCACGTTCAGCAGCCTTATCCGCACTATCAGCAGCCTTATTAGCTTTGTCTTTTGCGATGACAGGTCCTTCTGCATATTCCTGTTCGGTTCCCTCATAACCATACTTCTGTGCGATCTCATAGGCCGACTTTCCGTCCAGTCCATAACGCAAAGCATGATCTGTCAGGATAATATGGGTTAGTTTATCATCCATAAAAATCCATTATTTTTGTATCTGTAAGTATAAGTAATCGGTTGGTCAACGTTTTTTTATAACCTGACGCCTTTACAGTATAGGTCGTTTCGAGCGTTGCGATACCCGCATCGAGTTTTCCGGTTTCCGAGGATGGGATATTGAACACAGCCCGATCTGTTCCTTTGACGATCGGCAGCCCGCTGCCTTGCGTCGATCCGTAAATTCTCGGCCCGTTCCCGGTCGTGTAAACCAACATGTCGATCTCCACCTCTTCGAGAGAAACTCCCGTCGGATATACGGCAATCCCCATGCTGTCGCCTTTGGCATATATCGGTAATTTCGGTATCATTTTACAGGTCGTTTAAACAGGTATTTAACCCATGCGAACCATTTGCGGCGTTTCAGATACATCTGATCGGCCTGGTTGTCGTAACACTCCCGCTCAAGGGCTATGTCTCGGTATGCCGTGTCGTATGGCGGCAGCAACCATTCGAGGGCCCAAAGGGTGCAGTACAGGATGACATGGTAACAGATCGGCACAGTACAGAGCCACCGCCAGGATAATCCGCAGGCAGGAATCAGTACCAGGAGCGCCGTCGCGTAGAGGATCAGCCACTCGATCTGCTGCCGGGTGTGTATGGCTTCGTGGTTCTCTGTTTTTGGTGTCAGGTTCTTGTTCTTGGTGAACAGGACCCCGAAAAAGTTGATTGTCCGGGCCTTGCCCAGCGGAATCAGGTTGTTGTGAATGACGATCATGCCGTAATGATCTTATTCCAGCCTCCATTCATTGTGTCGGCACATTTGTAGTTCTCATTATCGGTGGAGCTGAAATAACTGTATTCATACCTACTACTCTGGCACATGAATACATTGTAACTGAAATGTATACCGCCATCGCTGATACATTGAGTAAGGTTTCTGCAATGATAGATTCCAATCGAATCAATCGAATATTCATCTGATCTTACATTGCATTGCAGCATATTTTCGCACTCCATAAACCCCCAAGCCTGATGACTTTTCGAGTGGATAAATATGGAGCAACGGATCAGATTCTTGCAATTGAAGAAACAATAGGGATCATCTGGCGTATAAATATCAGCACCCTCGCACTTGCAGTCCTCCAAGTTAACCATATTTACAAATCCGTGACCTTGTCCCGTCGTTTTTACACATACTCCATGGGCGCTGTAACCACTCTCTAAACTTGGAATTGTGCTGTACTTTAAGCATGAATCACTACCTGCATATTGGACGAGGCTTCCGGGCTGTCCAACAATCCGTTTGGTATTGGGATGCAGCAGAATGCCACTTGATGGAGCCGTCCATGTCCCTTTCTTGATCAGAACACACGTCGCATTGGGGTTGTTGTTCAGTCCAGCCAAAGTAGCGTTGCTATCCACAACGTAATCGAATGGTGTATATTTCGCTACGTCCTGAATGGCCTTGTTCCAGGCAGTGCGCTCGTTATCAGTGATAAGCCGATGTGTAGCATCCTGAATCGCGTCGATGAACCGCACGCCGCCGTCCCGGGTGATCTGCACATAGCTGCCCGCAGGTTTTACGGTTGTTGCCACAGCCTTGTAGATGTGGGCGATGGGCTTGACGTTGCCGTCGTTGTAGACATCCGTTTCGGTCTCGTAGCCCAGTGTGAGGTAGACGGGCAGGGCTGTCGCAGTAATCCCGGCAAAGGGCACGACGACCTTGACCGTCGCATTGTCGGCCCCGGACCCTTCGAGCACGACCAGACCGGGCGCTATGTCGTACTTGCTGCCGTTTGCCTTCACCTCGCATCCGGAAAGGACAAAAGCCCCGTACTGGGAGAAGAAGCCGTCGATCACCTTCAGCGGCTCCTCCTGGAGTGATACGAACGCATCGCCGTACCAGTTACGGACGCCGAGCACTTGTGTTTGTCTTTTCATCTTTGGTCTATTTTATACGTTGTTAAAGCAGCCCTGTATTTCTCGATGTCAGCCCGTATCTGTTCGGCATCGACACCTGCCGGAACATGGACGATGAAGTCCACATCCCCGAACTGCTCGCGGTTCTCTCCCCGGAGCGATACTACCGCCGGAGTACCTTCGCCCCTGTTCAGTCCCACGGGGACTGCCACGCCCACACCTTCGGAGCGTATCCCGACCGCAAACCCCGTTTCACGGTAGGATTCGATCGTGATGTCCGCCGCTCCGTATTTGTTGCGCAGGAACTGTTCGAGCACTCCTTCCTGATTGGTCACGTTGAGCAGTTTACGGGTTTCGTCGCGCCACAGGCTGAAGGCGGCGAACAGGTCCGCCAGCGGCTTTACAAAGGCCCGCAGAATCCGCAGACGGACGGGTTGACGCTTGTGTTCCGGCAGGAGCTGCCGCACCTGGTTCCGGAAGTCTATCTTATAGTTCCTCATAGCGATTTGGTAGATGTCAGGGTCAGCGTGTTCCCCTCGGCTGCGTACTCGAAATACCCTGCGGCCAGTTCGGCCAACACATCGACGGGGGCGAAGTCCGCCCCGGCGCTGGTCTTATGCTCGAGCCTTACGACCTTTACCGTCACGACACCTTCGGCGTGCATGACGGCGTCTACGAGCCGCTGGGCATAGAATACGGCATCGAATGACAGCGAGGTCTTGAACGTCTCGAGGGCCTGTCCGACCTGCTCACGCACGACACTCGAGGGGACCGCCGGATCATAGTACACCTCCAGGTTGTAACGTATCGTATCGGCAGTCGTGCTTACGATCGTCGTAGGAATACCCGTCGTGTGGATCGTGTCGATGTAGTCGGCCAGGTTGCGGCGTTCGCTGTCGTCCAGAGGGATGATCCGGCCCTCTCCGTCGGTTTTGGCCACGCGGATCGAAATCATCTTATAGACCTCGTTCACGGCCACGACCTTCACGATCCGGCTGTCGGGGTCGTCCTGCTCGTAGTAGAACTGCGCCGTGTTCTTGTCGAATACCAGTGTATGTCCGTTCTGAAAACGGTAGCACATTTCGGCATACCACAATTTGGTGCCCGGAGTGATCTTGGCCGTCAGCTCGTCAACCTCCTGACGGAACAGATCGAGAATTATTTCAAAGGCGTGGATCGCCGCTGCGACCACATAGGTCCACAGCCGCCACTCGGCGACCTTCGAGGTCGAGAGCTTCGGGAAATAGGTCTGCAGGTCGGTGATGATCGACTGCTGTATGTCGTTAATCGTTCTGGCCATATCGGTAGGTTGTTATGTCGTTTCCCAACTCTTTGAGCGTGTTCTTGCGCATCAGGCCGCTTTCGTCGTCGATGCGCAGCTGTGTCCCCGGCGCGACGGCCACGTCCAGGTAAAACCCCGTTTCGCCAATGCTGTCGATCCCCAACTGCACGAGGGCTTCCGGATCGTTGGCGATCTGTGGATTCAGGGCAAGGATTTCGCCCACGGCCTCGCAGGTTCCATACTGCTCGAGGGCGATGTCGTAGACCGTCTGCCGGGCCTTAACTGTTGCTGTCGTCATATTCTGCGCTTATCGTCAATGTTCCATCCGTAGCGTAGTCCACGGCATCGACCCGCATTCCGTCGCGCTCGCACTGCTTGCGCACGGTTCGGAGGAAGTCCGCCGGATCGGTGTCATGCAGGAACGATACACAGTCGACGCCGACGGTGGGCGCCTCCTTGAAATCGCCCTGGCTTGCCAGCAGCAGGTCCCGCTTGTGCTGCTCCGTCGCCTCGGTCCGGATCAGATCGTCGGACAGCTCCACGTCCCCCGTCGATGTCTGTAAAATGTCGATCATCGTATCAATGCGTTACGTTGGTGTCCTCATAATCCCCGCGCCGGACCTTGTCGTGCTTCGATGCCGGGGCGGGAACCTCTACGGGCTTGGGATTGTTCTGCGCCGATGCGCTTCCGGTCACGGCCACCGCTCCCGAGGGAATGGTGTGCGTATGCGTGTTGAAGGCCTCGATCAGGTCGTTGATCTTGCGGGTGAGCGGCTCGATATTGATCAGTCCGCCCAGCTCGCCGCCGTTCAGGACGATCTTCGGGGCCGAGGCCTCGATCCGTTCCCCATCGCAGGTCATGGTCACCTGATCCCCGAGGGTGAAGACCACCTTGTCGATCTCGGAGAACAACGCCACATACAAGCGGTCGCTCGCGTCGATCCGGGCGACGATCACCGCGCTCTCCCTCTTGGGGATCAGCACCCTCCCGCGCAGGTTCTCCTTCTCGACGGAGTACAGCAGCACCCCTTCGTAAACAATGCCGCCGATCTGCACGTCGCACGTCCTGGCGTTCTCGTCGACACTTTTGACCGTGCCGTACATGGCCGCCTTTGCCGCATTGCGCAACCGCTCTGATAACATCATGCGGACCTCGCGTATCTCTTTCTCACTGCTCATATTTTTATCCCTATTTCCACGGTCCGGCGTGCTCCGCCCGTCCCGTAGGTTGTTTCTACTCCTTCGATGTAATACCGTCCGTCCCGCTCGTGGTAGACCTCGTCCTCGATCTCGGCCACCATGCACGGGGCGGCATAGGGCTGCAGGAAGGCGGTGATCCTGCCTGCATAACCGTCGTAGCTGTATCGCTTCAATTCTGCCGCCGCCAGGGCTGCCAGTTCCTGCTGATCCTTCACGTCATAGAAGTACAGCTTCTTCTCCGTCCCGTCCTTCGGACCGATCTCGGCCTCGACCTTCGTCCCGTCCTTGTAGATGCACACGGCCTTGATCTTCAGCTTCACGTCTTCGGCCCGCTGATATTTCAGATCGTCGTCCTTCACCACGTTGTAGCGCAGGCGGTATTTCACGGCATCGCCGACGACCTTGTAAGGCTCGCAGGCGTAGACACGCCCCTCGAGGTCGAACCATACCGCCAGGCCGTACTTGGTCTGCAACTGTCCCAGGACCCACGCCACGGGCTTATTGTCCGCAGGGAATGCCTCGAGGGTCAGCGTCGCGGCATATCCCACCTGCAGGCCGCAGGCTTTCAGGACCGCCGCGAGCGTGGTCTTTCCCTGAATCGTGACATTCCGGCGGCGGGTAGTGTAGAACTCGTCCTCGCAAACGATCTCGAGGGGCGTCTGCAAGTTCAGCTGCTTCACATAACCCCGAAATTCGGTGTACAGGCGTCCGTCATACCCGAGTTGGATTTCTACCGGATCGCCCGCCTTGATCACCTGTGCAGTCTCGACGTAGGCCGGAGGGGTCCCAGTCTGCCGGAGCACCGCCGTCACCGGAACCTTCACCGAAGCCGTGGCCCCGATCGTATGAATCGAGCGCTTGATCTTGATGTCATGCACTCCGCCGAAATACTTGCTTCCGATGGTTATTTTACTGCACGGTAGATACATGGCTATTGCACTATCAGTTCAAAAGGTGAATCCGTTTCGCATTCGATCGTCACCGCCTGGCCATCCTCCACACCGGGCGTCGGCGGGTACTGGATGTCCGTGATCACGACCCGGTCGCCCTCGTCGAGCAGCAGGTCCGTCAACACGCAGATCAGTTCGACCGATTCGTTGATGTTGTAAAGTTCCTTCATGCGCGCAATCTGCGCCTCGGGATAACTGCCGTCTGCGGACCTGATGAAGGCCGCGACGGAGATTTTGTAGTCTCCGATGCTGATCAGCTCCTTGACCGACCCGCGGCGGCCCACCAGGGGCGTGCGCACGATGTTCTTGGTTCCGGTAATGCTGATCACGGCGTTCTCCAGCTCGAGGGTGTGATCCTCGCCCCGTATGTCATGATGCCTGATGAATACGGGCATGAAGTACCACCTGCCCAGGGCATCCTTCTTGTACAGGCGCGTACCTTTCACGAGCTCTTGCTGTGGAGCTGGAGAGGTCGGGATGTCGAAGTTGTCCCCGGTGTAGCTGCCGGCCGGACGATTCGGGGAAAAGGCTCCCGGATAAGGCAGGCCCTTATAGCCGATGATCGACTGCAGCAGGTGCTCGATGTTATACTTATGCTTCATATTCGTCCAAGACTTTTTTCAGTACGGCAGTGACTTCCTCCTCGATCTGATTGTAGCCCTTCCCGTCGGCGTTGGCGATGTGTATCTCGATCGTGTCGCAGAATTTGCTCATCGTGACACCTCCGCGGCGCTGACTGTCGTATGCCAGTTCCGTCGGTGTCGGCCGGGCCGTTCCCCCGGACTGCGGGAGCGTAGTAGCCGCCACCGTGAGCGGCATGGCCAACGATGCCGCCGCGGTCGCCAGGGACGGAACCCGCACCGCCGAAAGCCGCGAGGCGATGGCCGTGTAGGCCGCCGATCCTTTCATGTCGGGGATGATCTTGTTCAGATCGAGCACCGTCTTGCTCCCGGACCCGGTCCCGGTCCCCGTCTTGGAGAAGTCGATGTTTACCTTTTGTTTCGTGCGGGGCGTCTTCGTGCCGTCCGGGGTTTCAGAAGCCGCAATCAACGGACTGACGGCATTGGCTGCGCCATTCTTGCCGTTTTTCCAGGAGAGCTCCCAGGAGAGGGAACTCCCGGCATCCTGGGCGAGGTTCTTCAGGTTCTTGGCCCCGTCGACGATGGCCTTCTTGCGGCTGTCGATGTCGCCCGAAATCTGCGAGATCATCGCCTCGTTCTCGGCCTTGTCGCCCAGGCCTACGGCCTTCTTGAACTTGTACCACCCGAGTTTTATGTAATCCAGGCCGATCATAATGCCGTTGACCATCGTGCTGAACTCGTACTTGATCGTTTCGACGAACAACTTGCCCGTCAGCTTCATAAACTTGACGACGCTGTCCCACTGCTTGCCCCAGCCCTCGACCTTCGTAACGCAAACGGTGATGACGGCGATCAGGGCCGTGATCCCTGCCACGATCCAGGTGACCGGACAGCCCCACAGAGAAGCGTTCAAAAGCCACTGTACGCCTGTCCATGCCACCGTTGCCGCCTTTACGGCTCCGGCCCACACGGTGTGTAGTTTTTCCGCGCTGGTGACAAAACCGATCGCCTTGCCGAACAGCCCGAACAGGGGTAAGAGTTGCGAAACAGTTACAGCCTGCTGCGCGATGATCGTGGCGTAACCGCCAGTTGATCCCGTAAGTTCGAAAAAACCGATCTTCAGGTCGTCGATCCGGGCCTGGCAGCGTGCCATCATCTGCTGCACGGTGTCGGTGCGGATCGCGGCCTGCTCCTGGGCGACATTGGCGGCCGTGACTTGGGCGGTCATTTCGGCCACGGCATCCGAGTTCTTGATCAGAAACTGCGCTGCGGCGATGTTCTCCATGCCGAACACTTTCGACAGATAGGCGGCATCCGTCAGGCGGGGCTTCAGGGCATCGAGGGCATCCGAGAAGCTGTTTTTGCGGAAGTCCACGCCGAGGACGGTCTGCATCTTCAGCATGATGTTGCGCAGGGCCGTACCCGCTTCGGCTCCCTTCAGGTTATTTTTCGATAGAACCTCGATCGCACCTGCCGTGTCCTCGACCGTGAGGCCTGCGGCATTGGCCGCCGCACCGACGACCTTGAACGACTGCGAAAGGTCGACGATCTCCGCGGCTCCGTACTTCGAACCTGCCGCCAGAATGTTGATCACCCGGTTGGCCTCCGTAGCCTGAAGACCGAACTGGTTGATCGTTCCGGCCAGGGCCGTGGCGGCATCGTTCATCGACATCCCTGCAGCATGGGACAGCGTGATGGTGTTCTGCTGCAGGGCCTTCAGCCCCTCCATGCCGATCTTGTCCACCTGAATCTGCGAGGCCAGCAGGGCAAAGGCATTCGCCGCCTGCTGCGCACCCAGCCCGCTCTCCTTACCCGTCTGCCGGGCGACTTTCCCCAGGTCGCGCAGCTCGTCGCCCGCGATACCCGTGATCGACGACAGGTCGGCCATCGACTGCTCGAAGCCGATGCCGGGACCTGTTAAATTCGCAACACCTTCGGCTAATTGTTTGACCTGCTCGATAATGGAGGTCAGACTGATTCGCTCGATCTGTTTTTGCAGACCGCCGAATGCATTGGCCGACTTGTCAACGTGTTCCGTAATCTGCCGGGTCGAGTTCTGCACGGATTCGTCGACTTTCTCGACGACCTGCACGATCTTTGTGAACTCCGCAAACATATTCTGTATCGCGATGAAGACATTCCCGCCGATATCTACTTGGTAATTTGCGCGATTATCCATATATTTGCAGAAACTGTATTGCTATGACTGTTGCAGGTTGGATATTCTTGATCTTTGTGGCTGCCGCTTTGCTTAACCTTTTGGGTGAGGGCTTCAAATGTGCCATGCACATCGACAAGTGGCGCGACCTGTGGCAAATCAGGCGGTAGGCGTATATCTGCGTACCCGCTCATTCTCCACCCATTCGGCCATTCTCACCTGAAAGCCCCACGCCTCGTCCGACAGCGTGTCGGGGTCCATGTGCAGCACCGAGCGGATCAGGGCGTTGCCCGCATGCAGCCACCCGTCACCCTTGACGACCTCGGTGCCGCTCAAAGTTTTTTTATTTCCCCGACCCTGATCTCTACGATTTCCGAAATCAGCTGCGACAGCCCCATGAAATAGCGGTCGTCGTCACGCAGTTCCTCGTCGCCTCCGAGCCAGCAGTTCGACAGGATGACTTCGGCGAACTTGAACGGGTCCTCTTTGCCGACCACCGATGCAGCAGCGATCACGTCACGTCCCGGACGATGCAGGTAGCAGGTTTTGCCGTCAACCTCGTAGGCGAATACATCGCCGTGCTTCTTCTTCCATGCCGCGATCTTTGCGGCCATATCCTTCTTTTCCATAATGATTTTATGCGGGTTTAAAGGGTGTTTAAACAGCCCACGGTTCGATGCCGTGGGCTTGTTTTATTTCGACGCGATGTCGTAGTCGATGTCGAGAGCGACGAACGGCATGGCATGCTCGCTTTTCATGTCGCCCGCCTTCATGCCCGAGGGGAGTTCCGAAAACGAGGCGCAGATGATCTGGTCGACCGTGATGGCCGTGCTGTCCTCGGGGATGTAGGAGATCAGAATATCCACATCCACGTCGAGGATGTCCTTGTAGCCTTTTTCACGGGCGGCGCGGTTCATGGCGATGATCTCGCTCTGCAGCAGCGTCAGAGTTCCCGACGCGGCCCGCTGACCGTGCTGGATGCCTTTGGCGTAACGCCCTGCAGCATACAGAGCCTCCTTTGCCTTGGTGAGCTTGTAGTCGACACTGGTCGCTCCGACCACCGGGCGGCCCCACATGATGATCTTGATGGTGCCCCAGTCGTACTCTTTTCCGTTGATTCGTATTTTCATGCTGCTACTGCTTGATTGCCGGATTCTCAAATCCGAGGTTTACGATGATGTACCGCAGCGTGCCCCGCGGTCTGATCCTGCACGAAACCGCCATGCGCCGGGTCGAGAGGACATTCTGCGCCGGATCGACATACGATTTGAAGTCGCTGATCTCGCCCTGCATCGCCACTGCGACGGCGTTGTCGATCAGGCGTTCGTAGTACGAGCACATCTCCTGCGGGATGTTGCCCTCGTCGTCGGTCTCGATGTCGTCCTGAATCTCCTCGATGTAGGCAGTATAGGCGTAGATCGTGGCCTTGTCCGCCACACGTCCGTAGTTCAGGTTGCTGTAATCGTCCGACAGCGGGGCCCCCATGTGGTCGTCGTTCGGGTAGTAGCCGTTCTTCTTCGAGAAGGAGCGGTAGATGATGTAACCCGCCTCGTCCAGCAGGTCGAGCATCGCGTCGCACTCCTCGGGGGTTCTGCCGTTGGTCAGCCATCCCTCGGCGGTGATCGCTCCCGACTTCACGCGGGCCAAAGACTGGTTTACGGAAATCCGTGCGGCGCGTCCGAGCATCTGCCCGATTGCAGCGGTCTTGTTCGTCCGATCGTCGCAGGCCATAACGAAGCCTACACGGTTGGTGCTGCCCTCGCGGGGCTTGTAGAGCTTGTCGGTCTTGCCGTCCCAGCCAGCGGCGGGAATCAGGCACCGGAAGGGCATCACCTTCCGGGCGAAGCTCTCGCCGACGGACTGCGCCGCGGTGGCCGCCGTCACGGCATCCTTGTCGATGCCCGTATCGGTGGTGTCGGCGCTGTACTCGTCGGGCGGCAGACGGTTGATGCCGACCAGGCGGATGCGGCCTTTGGCGTAGGTGATCAGTTTCTTCAGCGGCGAGCCCTCCTCGATGCTGCACATCTGCGAGAGCAGCGTGGCCTCGGAAACGACGAGCAGGTACAGCTCGGCGCCGTCGCCCGTCTCCGTATAGAAGGCCGTCAGCTCCTTGTGTGCAAGGGGGTTGTTTTCAGCCGTGATGCCCAGCCGGGCGATGTCCCGCGAGGAGTTGATCAGGTAGACCTCGTTCAGCGCGAGCTTGTCGGAGACGGCGGCGCCCGTCAGGATCAGCCCGGCGACACCGTCGTCGCTCTGTGCGATACGGCCCAGGTTCCCGTTCTCGAGGTTGATGGTTACGTTAGGTAATGCCATGGTTATCGCACGTTAATGGTTCGTACTTCGCCTTCGCCGAGGCCCTTCTGATGGTACTGCGCGAGGTTCTTGTCTTTGTCGAGGAACACCTGTCTGTCGCTGGTGATGTGGAAGGCCTTGCAGTCGGGATAGGCTTTCGCATACTTCTCGGCCAGGGCCTGGAACGGGTCGGCCTTACGGGCCTGCTCGGCGGCAGCCTCCTCGGCTTCCCTGCGGGCCTGATCCGCTTCGGCCTTCTCGGCATCCTCGATGGCTTTGGCCTCGGCGCGGAAATCAGCCTCCCGGGCTACGGCCTCGGCGACCTTCGCCGTGGCGGCCTGACAAGCCGCTTCCAGGGCCGCCAGGCTCTCCTTGAGGGCAGCTTTCTCCTCGGCGGTTTTAGCGCCTTTCACGGCGTCCTTACCCTCGGCGACCCGTGTCTTTGCGGTTTTGGTCTCGGCTTTTGCGGCTTTCACGGCATCAGCCAGGCGGGCCAGCTCCTCCTTGCGCTGCTCGGCGCTCATGTCTTTAATATCCATGGTTTCAGTTTTTTAACAGTTTGCGGGTTTTATAGACCCCGAACAGGATCAGCGACACGGCTGAAACCTGTCCGATACGCATCCAGGTCCGCTGCCAGGTATTCAGGCGATTGACCTCGACGACTTGAAACTCTTTGCGGGTGGACGTATGGCGTTCGATGCGGTCTTTCAAAGTCAGGTAAATAGCCATACTGTCGGCCTGGGCCGTAGCCGTCAGGACATTATCGCGGACCTCGATGTCGGGAGGCTTCAAGCGGTTCCCCGCCTGGTACTCCATCAGTCGGCGCATCTGCACCTGACCCACGCTGTCGCATTCGAGAAGCGCCCGGAGCATCGACTGGTCGCGTTCGAGGACCACCACCGTATCCCGGACCTGTTCGGTCACGGTCACCGTATCGGTCGCCTCCGTCTGCGAAGATTGCAGTTTGAGGCTTGGACTGCACGCGGCCAAAAGGGCTGCGAGCAGAATAATCAGCATTTTTCTCATTGATCAAATCGTAAATTACGTTTTCGTCGTTCTTGCCACGGATCAGCTTGATCAGCGACACGAAGGCTTTGGCCTGCGTGATGATCGCCAGGTTCTCGAGGATCGAGATAAGCTCGCAGACGCACAGGTAGGCCGCCATCAGTCGGTGCGGAATGATCCACAGATTCGGGACGAGCTTGTCGATCAGAAAGGCCAGCAGTATCGCGGCCATGTAGCCGATCAGTTTGCCTACGCTCTTGCGCATTCGGCGCGACGATCGAGGTGCGTGGCGGTTCTTGCTGGCGAGAACACCGAAGACGAGATCGGCGAGCCAGAACAGGAACACAATGCCGATTACCTCCTGGCATGGTGCGAAATAGGCTGCGGCCACCAGGGACGCCTTGATCGCATACTGACCGAGATACTGCACAGCTCCTTCCATGACTACTTACCCGAATAGATGGCTCCGATGTACTTGTTGCGCAGAGGCAGGGCCGAGAAACGCTGCTGGTAGCCCAGGATGTCGCCACGGGCTTCGGGGTCCTTCTCGCGGTGGAAAACATCGACCGTACCCGTCGCACGCATCACCTCGGTACGAATCCAGGCGATCGACGCCATCGCGCTGTTCTCGCCTTTGGCCGAGCCGAAAGCCTGCTTCTTGCCCGTCGTGGTGTCGAACAGAGGCAGATGCGGGTAGCTGAAGACCTTGAAATTGCCGATCTTCCCGTCACGCATGTACTCCTTGTACAACTTGCGGTTCTCGGACTTCAGGTCGGCTTCGTGCTCCGTAGTGAGGACCAGGCACAGCTGCGTCATGTCGACCTCCATTGCCTTGAACTTCGCTTCGAGCAGGTCGAGGTCGTCGAAGGTCAGGCGACGGCGACCGTTGACGGCTTCGCCGGTCGTCACCAGGACGGGCGTGAACTCACCGTTCTGCAGCGGACACCAGTTGTAGGCGGCCATTGCCCGGCGCTTGCGCGTGAGGGCGTTCACATGACCGCGCGTCACACTCTGCATCTTGTCGTAGGCGGCCTGCATCTGCTCGATGTTGCGCACGACGGTGTTCTTCGTGTCGAGGGTATGCAGCAGGATGTCCTTCGGCACATCCTCGCGCTGCACGATACCGACCGGATAAGTGTCGTTGTCGATGAATACCTCCGGCTCGACACCTGCCTCGGCCAGGTGCAGCGTGTTGTTGTCGACCAGGGCACTGAGGTCTTCGGATTCGTTCAGGAAGTCACCCTCCTGAATGGGCTGCTCTTTGATGATGTCAACCCACAGTTCTTTTTCAATAGGCATATCTGTCTGATTTTGATTAGTTGTGCTTTTTCCGGATGGTCTCGAAAACCTCGGGATTCTCGGCTTTGATCTTCGCAAGGCCCTCGGGGTCCTCCTTCAGCCAGCGCAGGTGCGTCCAGTTCTGGCGATCGGCCGGAATCACGTTCCCGGCGATCTTGGTGACGGAAGCCGCCAGCGAAGCCTTCGCGGGGATGGCCTTCAGGGTTTCCGACACCAGGTCGTAATCCTTCATGGCGAGCTCGACGTACTTCTCACGGGCGGGAGCTCCGATCCTGCCCTGTTCAACGGCCAGATTGACCATGTCCTCGGCGCGTTTCTTACGAACTGCGTCGATCTCCTTCTGCAGGGCATCGGCAGTCTCCTTGTGTTTGTTGCGGTCGGCAGCCAGCTGCACGATAGCCTTGCTCATCGCCGTAGCGTCCGCGTCCTGATTGATGCCGAGCGCGACGTATGCCTCGGCGGAAAGGGTGATTTTTTCCATTGGTTTGATATTGGGTTTTCGACCCTGCGGCGAACTCTCCGCGCAGAGTTTCACGATGTTGTCGACATGAAGACGCACGTCGCCATCTTCGACCAGATGGCCGTCGCCCGTGTAGATTTTGAGCGTCACGGCCCCGGCATTCGACGGCACGGAGGTTACGGAACCCTCGAACAGCTCCCACTCGGTGACATAGAGGTCCTCACCGCCTGCCGGATTCGTGCGGTACTCGGCCCGCAGGATGACGATGCCGGGCGATGCCCCGCGCAGGAACCCGCGCTCGACCTGGCCCTTGCGTTCCGCACCCAGGGTGATCCCGTCGTCGAAGACAGGATCGGCAACAAGCAGCGCCCCCTCGACATGCAGGTTGTCCCAGCGCCCTATCAGACGGTTGAGATCGTGGTTGTCGAGCATCGGGGAATACTCCTGGAAGCGTTCGAACTTGCCGCCGCCGTTAAGCAGGAAAAAACCGTGCGAGTTCTTTTTCGTTTCGTCGTTAAAAATGAATTTCGGTAAAGCCATGCGCCTCATTTTTGATGCAAACATAGGCTTCAAAATCCGACGCAACAAAAAGACTGTCAAGGTATTGAACTATTTTTCGCATTCGCGTTTCGGCATGCCATCTTTGCACAAAAAAGAGCATATGACAACCCCGAAACACAAATTATATACGGCGGCCTACAACTGTTTTGTAGAACAGGGAATGACCTGTGCAGGCATTGCCGAGTTGCTCGGCATTCGTGAGGCCACGCTGTCCGAATGGCGACGCGGTATGAAGTGGGACGAAAAACGCAAGGCCAGCCTGGCGGCCCCCGGAAAAATCCGCGAACTGTTGCTGGACGAGATGCAATGGATCGCCGAGAGAAACAAGGCCCGGCTCGATACTGACGGACTTTCGAAAGTAGCCAAAAGCCTGCAATACTTCGATGGCAAGGTCCCGCTGTCGGTGGTGATCTCCGTGTTGAAGGAGGTCGACAACTTCGTTGCCGAGATCAACCCCCAGGAGGTCGTGAAGATCACAGAATACCACCGCATGTTCATTCAGCACCGGGCGCAGGTCGATTCCTTAAAGTAACGGCACATGGCAGACATCGACAAGAAATTTCAAAAGCTCATCGACAACTACGAGGAGCATTGCCGACGCATCGCGAAAGCTTCGGTCGTAGACATCCACGAACGCCCCGCGGACAAGATCGCCCGCGTGAAACGTATCGAGAAGGATTACGTCACCTGGTTCGAGTACTATTTTCCGAACTATGCCAAGGTGCCCTGTGCGTGGTTCCACCGTCAGGGTGCGCAGGAGATCATCGACAACGACGTGATCATGGCCTTGTGGGAGATTTACCGATCCGGGGCGAAGTCCGTACACGTCGACATGGGTATTCCCCTGTACCTGATGTACACGGGCCGCCTGCGCTACATGCTGCTGATCGGCGAGACCGAGGACAAGGCGCATAAACTGCTCTCGGCATGCCAGGCGCAGCTTGTCTACAACAAACGCCTGATCAACGATTACGGCTGCCGCTACAAACAGGGCGACTGGTCGTCCGGGGAGTTCCTGACCTCCGACGGCGTACGCTTCACGGCTCTCGGTTTCGGTCAGGACCCGCGCGGCGTCCGCGAGGAGGAGCAGCGTCCCGACTATATCGCCGTGGATGATGTCGACACGCGTCGTCATGTCAACAACGACCGTCTGATGCGCGAGGCCGTCGAGTGGATCTTCGAGGATCTGATGGGATGTTTCGACGAGGCGGACGGATCGACCCGGAGGTTCGTGTATGCCAACAACAACTTTCATAAGAACAGCATCACAAACCGCCTTAAAAAGCAGTTCAAAATCCTGGCTGAAAAATCCCGGCAGGAGGGCGAAAAGCCCATACACCGGGTACTGACGGTGCCCGCCGTGAAGGACCTGACGACCTTCGAGCCGAACTGGCCCGAGAAGACCTCGGCAGAGCACTGGCGCAAAAAGTACCGCAGCATCCCCTCGCGGTCGTTCATGCGCGAGTATATGCACGTCCACGTCGAGGACGGCAAGGTGTTCAAGGCCGAGGACATTCAGTGGAAGAAGATGCTGCCCCTGAACGAGTATGACGCCCTGGTCTTCTACGGAGACCTTTCCTACAAGGCCCAGGCATGCCATAAGGGGATGATCCTCGTCGGCAAGAAAGACCGCGAGTTCCATTTCATCTACTGCTTTCTGCGCCAGCAGTCCCGCACGGTCCTGGCAAAATGGCTCTATGACCTATACGAAACGACGGAACTGCACAACTGCCGCAAGGTCCGCTATTGGATCGAGGGCCTGTTCTCGATGGACGAGTTCGTCAACGACTTCGATGCCGAGGGCGATGCCCGCGGATACTACATCCCCGTCAAGGCGGATAAGCGCCCGAAGGCTGACAAATACGACCGTATCGAAGCTACGCAGTCCTATTTCGAGCGCCGAAATGTGTGGTTCAATATCGACGAGCGGGACAGCCCTGACTTCCAGGAACTCGTCGATCAGTACCTGGCATTCGAGAAGGGCGGAGGTGCAGCCGTCGACGGCCCCGATGCGGCAGAAGGCGCACTCTCGAAACTCAATACCGTATTCCGGCAGGCAAAGGGGACCTACCGCGTCGGCCTCCGGGCACAGCGTAAATACTAATCCAATATTCAACGACATGCGTAAAATCAAGTACATCGTGCTGCATTGCAGCGCAACCAAAGAGGGGGTGCCGTTCGGCATCGAAGACATCGACCGCTGGCACCGTCAGCGGGGATTCCGAAAGGTCGGCTACCACTACGTGATCCTGCTTGACGGTACGATCCGCAAGGGCCGCGACATCGCCCAGGTCGGGGCCCATGTGCAGGGCAGCAACGCCAACAGCATCGGCATCTGCTACATCGGAGGACTGGACGCCGACGGCAAGCCCAAAGATACCCGCACCGAGGAACAGAAGGCGTCGCTGTTCTTTCTGCTGCAACAGCTCCGCGAACAGTTCCCCGACGCCATGATCTGCGGACACCGCGACTTCTCGCCCGACCTGAACGGCGACGGGATCATCGAGCCGTGGGAGTGGATGAAGGCCTGCCCGTGTTTCGACGCCATCGACGAATATCAAAGCCTGTAAGCCATGTTCATCGAAAAGGAGGACTTATACACGGCGATCTGCGAATACCAGCTGCAGAACATCACCACAAGCGCCGTCACGATCCGTATGGCGATCCTGGCGGCCATCGACGAGGCGCGGAGCTACCTGAATGCCAAATACGACTGCGAGGCGATATTCTCGGCCACGGGAGAAGACCGCCACGCCACGCTTCTGGAGCACTGCAAGAATATCGCGGTGTGGAACCTATGCCGCCGGGCGAACACCGATCTGATTTTCGAGCAGGTCAGTGAATACCGCCGGGCGGCGATCGACTGGCTCGAGAAGGTTGCGGGCCTGAAGGGTACCGACAAGCCCCTCGCACCCGGTTTGCCGCTGCTCAAGACTGAAGACGGAGAGGTCCGCATCACTGCCCGGATGGGTAGCCGCCGCAAGTTCCGCCACGGCTTCGATGACTAAACACCGTTTAAATACCCTTTAATCGTTCACACAATGCAGAAAAAGAACAGAAGCAGGAAAACCCACGACGCCACGAATAAGACCGCGAATTTGGCCGTAAAAACGAATGGTCCGAAAACAGCCAGGCGGCGCGAGGGCTACATCCGCAGTATCGTTCCGAAAACCCTGTCGCGGACCCGGTCCGACATCGCCACCTGGCGGTCGGCGCTGCGCGCGGCGGATAACGTCGACAATCCGCGCCGGGCACGGCTGATGAATCTTTACGACGACGTGATGCTCTGCGCGCATCTCACCTCGCAGATCGAACTGCGGCAGAAGGCGACGCTCCTGACACCTTTCGAGATCAAGGTAGGCGACGAGATCGACGACCAGGCTACGGCGGTCCTCAATGCGGCATCATGGGTCACGGAGCTCAACACCCACATCCTCGACAGCGTGATGTACGGTCATACGCTCGTGGAACTCACGACGACCGGGAACACAACCGAACCCGTGGCCGTCACCCTGCTGCCCCGGCAGAACGTGATTCCCGAGAAGGGAATGCTGCTGTTCCGGGAAGACGACAGTAAAGGCCTCCAGTACCGCGAGGTCCGGGAGTTCGGGAACTTCATCCTGGAGTTCGGCAAGGATCACGACTACGGCCTGCTGAACAAGGCCGTGCCGCACGTGCTGTTCATGCGCTTCGCGCAATCCTGCTGGTCGGAGCTCTGCGAGATATACGGCATCCCGCCCCGCTTTATGAAGACCGACACGCAGGACCCCGCCATGCTCGACCGCGCCGAGGCCATGCTGCGCGACATGGGGGCGGCGGCCTACTTCATCATCGACCGCACGGAGGAGTTCCAGTTCGCAAAGGGAGCCGACACCAACGGCGATGTCTACAACAACCTGATCGCCCTGTGCAAGGAGGCGGTCTCGGTGCTGGTGAACGGAGCCGTGATCGGACAGGACACCGTGAACGGCAACCGCTCCAAAGAGGAGAGCAGCATCCGGCTGTTCGAGAAGCTGGTGATGGCGGACCGTAAGATGCTGGCGGGATATTGGAACTCCACGGTGATCCCCGCTCTGGTGTACATAGGCATTCTGCCCGAGGGAAGCGTGTTTTCCTGGCAGCAGGAGGAGGACGTCGAAAAACTGTGGGCGATGGTCGTGCAGCTCCTTCAGTTCAAGGACGTGCCGAACGACTGGATCGAGGAGAAGTTCGGCATCGTCTGCACCGATAAGGCCTTCACCGTGCCGGGACAGCTGTCGGAAACGTTGTCCGTGCCGCAGCCCCGGGAAGTCGATTTTTTCGCAACCGCCCCCTGATCGCGTACAGGGGGCTGCACGAAAGACTGGCGGCGGTCTACGGACTGGGTGATCCGGTGATGCTGGCAGCGGAGGGCGGCAAAGACAAAAAGCCTGTCGTGCGTCTGTCGACGTTCCGAAACGCCGCAAAGCACTTGCAAAAGGCCGGGGACTTTCGTCCCGACATGCTCGAGGATCAGCCGATCCGGACGCTGATCGACGAAATAACCGACGCCCTGATGGAAGGGGTTGACCTCGGGCTGAAGGAGCACGAGATACCGCAGGAGACAGCCAACAAACTCGGGCGCGACGTGTTCGTATTCTCGGGTTGTAAGACCTACCACGAACTGCGTGAGGCTTCGCAGCTCCTGCGCGATGATCGGGGACGGATCAAACCGTTCGGAAAGTTTTTCGAGGAGGTCCGACAGATACACCCCGAGTACAACGAACGCTATCTGAAGGCAGAACATCAGTTTGCCGTACACTCCGCACAGGCGGCGGCACAATGGGCCGAAATCGAGCGAGACGGGAATGATTACGATCTGCAGTACCGCACGGCCAACGACGGTAAAGTACGGCCTGCGCATGCGAAGCTCGAAGGACTGACCCGTCCGCAGGACGATCCGTGCTGGTCGGAGATCATGCCGCCGAACGGATGGAAATGTCGGTGCCGGGTCGTGCAGGTACGCAAGGGCAAATACGATTACACCGATCGGAACGAGGTTTCACAGCTTGTACGCGAAGCGACCACGGACCTCGACAGTCAGGGACGTAACCGCGCTGAAATGTTCCGTTTCAATCCCGGCATGGATAGAGTGATTTTCCCGAAACACCATCCGTATTACAACCTTTCAATCCAGGCAAAAACGGTAATAACCGATATGGCCGACAAGCGGGAGGTTAAAAATGGGTTTGCTGCCAAGACGATTGCCGAGGCCGAGGAAGCGTTCCGCGCACAGCTCGGTGTAAAATGCCGCCTCGACGGATTTAAGAAGTCCGACATGGCGCAGGTTCGTGATATATTCGAATGCGTTAGTTCCCACTTCAAAACATTCCCTGAGTTGCGGGAAGAGGTGCATTTTGTTGGCTCGATGCAGGGGCGTGTCAAGGCCTTTGCAGAGGAGTTTTTCAAAGAAATGAGAAGCAACCCGCACAATAGCTGGGCGAGGGACGAGGACATCCAAAAGGTAGCTATGCGCCGGGCCCGGAAGGTGGCTTACACCAGCTGTTATGCGTATTCCCATTCGGCAGGTAAGGAGTATGGATTAGACGGCGTGGTATTTAATACAGCCTGGGCTGGAACGAAGATAACGGAATCCTTACAGGGCGACGTAAAAGCCAAATTCCATCCGGAAGGTTGCGACACGGTGAAATCCGTGTTCGACCATGAACTCGGACACCGTATCGACGAACTGCTCCATGTGTCACAGCAGCTTGGCTCGAAAGACTGGTATCAGGAAGCGATCGTCCTGGGTGCAGGCTACATCAAAGACAACCTGTCGAAATATGCGATGACCAATCTAAAAGAGTTCGTCGCCGAGGCGTGGAGCGAATATTTGAACAATCCTAACCCTCGGGAGTTGGCTTCGCATGTAGGAGAAATGATAAAGGCCGAATATGAGGCGAGGTATAAAAAAAGCGGAGAATAATTTCTCCGCTTACTCCACGTATGCACGCATCACATTCACCTCCCGAGGCTCAAACACATACGTTCCCTTCTGTCCCTTCATTATGGAGTTATGGGGACGCAGAGGCAGGAACACATCCCGGGGGATGCTATCGAATGCCAGACATCGATCATCCCCAAGGTAATGCTTGCAGTTTTGGCAGCATTCGTCGCTGGTTTTAAACTCTTTATCAATCATAGTTTGCGCTTTGCGCAAAAATAACGTTTTAAAACGCGAAAAGCAAGTAAAATGCCGAAATTATTTGATCTGAAGCGAAAAATCCTGACCGATCTGAAGGTCGAACTGCTCGACGAGTTCGACCGCAACTTCCAACGCCGGGCTTTTTTCGACCGCCCCTGGCCAGGACGGAAATCTCCGGGGAACGGTGACAAGCTTCTTAATGATACAGGATATGGCCGTAACAGTATTCGGGGGACCATCCGGCAGAACGGCGTTGAGTTCTCGACCGATACGCCCTACATGGGGCTGCACAACCGGGGCGGAAAGATCAAGATCACACCCCGGATGCGGAAATACTTTTGGTACATGTATCGCCAAAATGCCGAAAGCATTACCTACTCAATCAAGAAGCGTCAGGCCAACAATACCCAGCGTAATCGAATGCTGTCAGCGAAGGCGCAGTTCTGGAAAAATATGGCTTTGACAAAAAAGGATCATATAACAATTCCACAACGCCAATTTATCGGCGACCATCCCCGTGTCCGGCAGGCGGTACGGGAGGTTATACACCAAAACCTGCAGAGCGCTTTCCGGGAACTCGCAAAAGTCCTGCAACCTCGGTAAAACACCGTTTAAACGTCTTTAAAATGATTGAAAATGCAATGATCGCAGTCCAGGACCGACTGCTGGAACTGCTCCCCGAGAAGATCGCCTATCTGGCCGAGGATTGGGGACAGCTGGATTTCTACAACGAGCGGCCGCCCGTCAATTTCCCGTGCGTGCTGATCGACATTGCCGAGGCCGAGTTCTCGGACTGCACGCGAAAGGTGCAACTGCGCGAGGCGATCCTGACCGTACGGGTAGCGCACTTCGATCCCGTAAACATTTCAGCCCTCGCACCGAACCGTAACAAAGCATTCCGCATGTTCGTCCTGCTGCGGTTGATCTACACCCAGTTGCAGGGACTCTCCGGAGAGGGGTTTTCGGGCCTTACGCGCACATCCCTGCGGCGGGTGAAACGTGAAGATGCGATCCGTGAATACGTCATGCAGTTCCGGTTCGGCGGGACGGACAACGCAGCCTATAAGCCGCGAAAAAAGGCCGAAGGCGTCCAGATCGACATCACCACGGAACGCTCGTAACGAAACAGCCCGGCAATTTGCCGGGCTGTTTCGCATAAGATTGCTTTTTTTACTATTTTTGAAACAAAACAAGCGTATATGTCCAACTGGAGCAAAATTTGGAAAATCTTGACAACTCCCGTCAACACCCCTAAACCGAAAGAGCATACTCCGACTTCGATAACCCCTGCAGTTCAATGTAATCCGAGCAGTTCCCGGGATCATTGGCTGACCGTACACGTTGCACTTGCCTCTATGCGCGAGTTTCAAGAGTGTAATTCGGACCACACACTACTCAAGAAAGCGGAAAATCTTCGTAATATCATTGAAGAACTCAAAGGGCTATCCGGACAGTCCAACTATTCTGCAATTCTAAAAAAAGGGATCAACGAATTTGAGACGAATTGGCGGACAACCATCACCCCGCAGGAATTTGAACACCTTGAACACCCTGATAAAATGGATATTGACGAGATGATCCGTGAGAAATACTGTTCTCTCGCCTCAAACTACCGCCGCTACTGGGAAAGTGCCATCGCTCAACTGGTGCGGAAATCAGCTATCCTAAAGCGACGGCAATACTTAATAGAAGACATTGATCGTTTCATTGACGGTTTACCAATAAAGTATCCGGAGGTTGTGAGTGAATTGGAAAAATACAAGGCTTTCAACCTGAAGCAGATCGAAAGCCCTGAATAAAATCAATCGAACAGAGTTGGTTGTCGGATGTCCTGCTGCGTGCGTTCGCGTTCTTTGCGGAGCCAGGACAAATAGGCAGCATATTCGACATGAAACTGGTCGTAGATGTACTTTTTCCACACCCATTTCAGACACCTATCCTGCCGCCCGGGTTCATAGTACTGCTTCGTGATCCGCACCGCATGCTCACGTTTTCGGATGTGATTTTTGTTGTTGTATGCCATTTTCCGCAATTATTGACTATCTTTGTAGCAGGTCGGCCTTGTGATAGCAATATTGCAGGGCTTTTTTATGTCAGTTCACCACGGTCGGACCGCCTCCCGGAATGATGTAGATCGGCGTCACCTGAACCGAAGGCCGTGAGGTCGTGGCGGGCTTCTTGTCTCCGATGGCCCGCAGTTTGCGCACCAGTGCTTGCAGTTCCTGCGCATCGAGCATATAGAGCAGACGCCCGCATATCCGCCGCTGCAGCAGGAAACGGTTCACCTTCGTCCAATCCTCGGGCAAAGCGTACATCCCGAGTTTCGTCAGGTGTGCCAGGACCTGCGACCGGAGACGCCGGATCGCGTCAGAGGCCGGGGTCGTCTTGGCACGGTGGGCAAACTCCATATATGCCTGCAGGGCGACGATCTCATTGTCGGTAAGTTCGTCATAGCTGCGGGCATCCCACAACGCCAGGATGTCCTCCCGATTGGGGATCAGGCGGCAGGCCGACATCAGGGTATTGATCCGGCGAACCTTTGCGCCGCGTTCGAATTCGGTCATTTTGTTACAATATTTAATTTAATCATGTTGCTCCCGGCGGCGGAATCGAACCGCCGCAGAAAACCGTTCGGGAATTAGGATTTGATTTTTTTATAAATCTCTCCGCATAAGAACCAGGCGAAAAGAACAAGGTAGATAAGAGGGATAATCCACATCGGGCATGTTACCCACCACCAGGACCAGGCGATCACGCCCGTCAATTTGAGAATAAGGAACACGATAAACAAGGCTCCAGGAAATCCGATTTTCATAGTTTACATGCGATTAAATGATGGTTCGATTCTGTGCCATACACCGCGCTCGTCGCGCTGGTGAAAGTAGAAGTTTATGGCGGTGCCGTTAACGACGTTGCTCTCTTTGAACAGTTGCATGATTTGCGAGTATTCGGGATCGCCGAACTGCGCCTCGAGATCATACAGCTTGCTGATGGACTTGTAGTCCAGATCGCCCTTGCGGTTACGCTCCAGGAGCGTCATTGCCAACTGGTACATCGGATCGTCGGCCCCTTTCTCCCGTCCGCCGATCCATGCCTTCAGGAAGTCGATCAGCCGGGCGGCGGCCACGTCGGCCCGTTCGTCAAAGCATTTTACCCGATTGCATTTCACCTCGAGGCGGAAGTCTCCCTCCTGCACCGAGTAGCCGAGCTGGTCGTCCCGGCGCGTGGCTCCGTACTCCTGCATGATTTTTCGGAAAGCATCGGTCTCGGCCACAACCAGGTCGTAGAACTCGCGCACCCGGCCAGTGATATTGCGGGTTTCGGCTGCCATACGCTTCACGAAGTCGGCCCGCGTCTCCTCATAGTCCCGGCGCCGTTTGTCTGCGGCCTGGCGCTCCTCGGCCCGCTTCTGCTCGAGCAGCTGTTCCAGTTGGTCGGCGGTCATGTCTTTCAGTTCGTTGTTCATAGTGATATTGATTAAGAATTACGTTTGTCAGTGTAAGGTTCCCCGGCGATGCTGCAATAGTCGGTCTCCATGTTGTGCAAGCCAAAACGCATACCTTCCAGGTCTTGCTCGATCTGCGCGACCCGCTCCGGGGAGAGATTCTGCCTGTGCAACTTCAGATAGGTCTCCGCGATCAGTATGTTCTTACGGCGCTTGTCAATCATGTATGAAAGACAGTCCAGGCTTGCCGCCGATGATTTGGTTAGTTCGATGATCTCGGGCATACTGATTACGATTTGATGGTTTTGATCGCTTTCAGGGCCTCCTTCGAATAATTGTCGAGGAAGGTCTGCCGCATCGCATCCGCGACACTCATAATCTCGTTGATGCTTGCCCCGGTTTGGGCGACTGTCCCGGCAAACCTGCGCAATTCCGCGATCAGTTCCGGGCTGATTTTAATACCGTTTTGCTGTCCCATTGTTGTTGTTTTTCATTATGCCGTACATGGTTCTGAAATAGTCGTCCGTGAGCGCCACGCCGTCCTTGTGCGCGGCGATGATCGCAGGCTCGAGGTAATCGTTAAGCTCCCGGTAATCGGTGCAGAGCTCGACGAGGATTTTGCGGAGGTTTTCATCCTTAACCTTATACATGAAGTTCTCGAATTTCCGGTCGATCGGCGGCAGAATAATCGTGTTCGCCTTCATCCGGCTTTTGAACTGCGGCACGCCGTTGACACCGCGCAGTTCGAGCCTGTCGAGCAGTTTCAGCAGATCGGCGGTTCCGGCGATCGCAAAGGCTGCATATCCCTTGATCATGTCATAGATGGCTTTATAGGCCCGGATACCCGGCAGTTTGGTGTTCTCGCCCTCGTCGAGGATCAGCATGTTGCGCTCCCCGCACAGCGCACGGCGCCGGAACTCGGAACCGATCAGGCGCAGGCGTGCGCCTTTTTTCGTTGGCATGTCGATGTCGAGCAGTCGCCCGATCTCCTCGAGAATGTCATGGATGCCGTCCTCGGCGTTGATCGTCACACGGAACGTGTTGGTCGGATTGGCCTTGCAGTACTGGTCGATCGCCGTGGTCTTGCCGCAGCCTTTTTCGCCGATGATCATCTTCACGCCGCCGAAACGTGCGGTGCAGTTCAGATGCGCACGTTCGAGGGCCGAGATGGCGATCACAAACTGCGGCGTAGGCTCTACCTTCCAAAAGGTTTGCTCGATCTCGAAGCCGATCACCGATGCAAGCGTAATGAAATAGCGGTCGGCGATCTCCGTAACCTTGTCAGGGCCGGATTTGTATTCATAGACCCCGTTCAGCAGGTTGGAAAGATACGACGCGCTGATTCCGCAAGTCTTCGCCAAGGCATTCTGCGACATGCCGTGCCGCTGCATGTACTGCTTGGCGGCAGTAATGATTTCGTCTTTCTTGATTTTTTCCATAAAGCGTTTATTTAATGTATTTTGACAAATCGGAAATGTGATTTTTGTGGTAGTCGATCACGGCCTGCTGTTGGTCCTGATCTACCTTCTTTCGCTCCCGGTCCTGGGCGCGTTTTTCTTTGGCCTCCCGCTTCGCACGGCCCCGTTCATATTCAGCGGCACTGATCCGCTCATGCACGGCGTTGTAATCCTCCTTGGTTGCGTTGTCCTGGATGTTGAAGTCGTAACCGCGGACCATGACAGCCTTAGCCGTTTCGACATCTTCGACGAACCCGTCGACCATCTCCTCGAACTCTGCACCCTTGCGGTTGTAGTAAGCCAGGGCGCGGAGGCTGTCGGGGGTTGCCTCGGTCATGGATTTCGACGCCATCGGCGCAGGCGGGCAGGTGAACATGTAAACCTCGTCGGTTGTGTAGACATCAGCCCCTTCGGAGTTCCAATAGACATGCGCTTTGAACGACGGAGCATACCCCATGTGCTGCGCGATCAGGGCCACAGTGCCAGCATCCGTCGGGATGTCGAACTTGTACTCCTTGCCGTCGCGTTCGAGTGTCAAAATCGACCGTAGATAGCTTAAATCCCGCTTCGACATTTCACCCGTGATCCGGCGGTATTGCCGATCGGTATATTGTCCGGCCCGGTCGTTCTTCAGTGTATGAAACCATTCCGAAGGAGTGAGTTCATTTTCCAGGCGCGTGTTGTTCCATTCACGGATGGCGACCGTCAGTTTCTCGATAGCTTCCGTATAGGTCGGCAGGGCCATGATGTCGTAGTAGTCCGGATTCGCCATGCTTTCGAGGCTCCTGGCGTTCCACGAGGTCTCAGGCAGTTTGAAATAACTCTTGAAACGGCGTTTAAACAACCGGAACATGGCCTCGGCGGGGTTCGCTTGAGAGTTCCCCGGTGCGATCGTGCGAAAGTTCCGGCAAACGCGCTGCAGGTAAGCCTTCGAGGCTTCGCCCGTATAGGCGCCGTGGTTGTCGCTGATGAAGTCCAGCACCTCGGTCTTGCCGTTGTCGACGAGCGCCATGCGCATCGCCTGCCGCAGCATCGTGCCGTCCTCGAGGTGCAAACCTTTCCGGCTCACGGAATAGCCTGCGATGTAGCGGCTGCCGACATCCGAGATCAGCATCACGTATATCTTCATCATGCGCCATTTGCCATATTGATCCTGATAGCGGTACGGTACGACGCCCGAACCGTCGGAGGCCCACAGCGAGTTAGCGAACTCGAGCGGTTTGGCAGGAACATAGGGCCGATAGGTATCTTTGAAATGCTTCTTGCCGTGGCGTTCCTTCGCCGACAGCATTTTCCGGCTCCATGCGTTCGTGTAGTGATTGAACGTCGAAGGCTTCACGGGAACAATACCCATCGCCTCCATGTCTCCCGCATAGAGTTGCCACAGTTCCCGCTTGGTATCCTTTTCCGAGCCTCCGGGATTCAGCCAGTAGGTCATAATCGCCGTCTCGTGGGCGTCCATCTTCATCACTTCGCCCGTGGTGTAGTCTACCAGTTCGAACTTGCCGATGATCCGGCGGTTATCGTTGCCGTATTTGCCCGAGACGAGCCACTCCCGGAGCTGGCCGGGGTCCTCCGGAATGCCGCCGATCTTCTTGCGCAAACTGTCAGCGTTCTTGATCCGCAGCCCCTCGAGGGACGCTTCGGCGAGAAGATCGACACACAGAACGAGGAAATCGGCCTGCGTAGGGAATCCGAGCCGCTTGTATTCGTTCCGAGACAGGGCACGTTTCAGAAAACGGCACCAGGCGACAGAAACAGCCATCTGCCGGGCCTTATCCTGCGTGTAGACCGCCAGGTCTCCGACCTTGTACTCCTCGTAATAGGCAATGTCGGTATTGTCGATCAGAAGCTGCACCTGTTCCCGGATCATCCGACGCTGTTCGGCCTGGCGCTCGCGGCTGCCCCGAAGGTTCTGCCCCTCGACGGCGCCGATCAGCTCCTCTTTCGAGGGCAGCATGTCCCGGTAGCAGGTCGGTTTCCGGTTCGGGATATGGTCGTAGTCGTAGTAGTACTGCCCGCCCTTGCGGCCCCAACGCCAGGCCTTGCCCTCCTTTTTGCCCAGGAAGAAATCCGACTGATCGGCAACCTTCCGCCACGAGGGAGGAAGGGAGGATTTGTAGCGCTTTATCCCTTTACGAAGCGTTTCCTCGGGAATGTCGCATACCTCGCATACCATACGCTGCGACACCCAGACGGTTTGCCCGTCGGAGGTCGCGCGTATCAGTATGTCGTTTGGCAGTATCATTAAAACCGTGTTTAAACCTGTTTAAACAGACGTTAATAGGCGGATTTCAGAAAACACATCCACTGTGTTTTTGAGTTCTTGCCACTTTTATGGCCGAAGAGTGGATTCACTCCGAAAATTTTGATGATCCTGCTTGCAGCTATCTGTGTTTCGTTCCATTTGAAAATCAAAACTCCTTCGGGTTTCAGCACTCGCATACATTCGTCGAAGCCTTGCTTCAAATCTGTTTCCCAGCTGGAGAATAACTTACCATATTTATGCGCCGTGTAGCTGTTTGCTCCAAGGCGAACAAGATGCGGGGGATCAAACACAACAAGCCGAAACGTCGCATCCTCAAAGGGCATATTTCGGAAGTCACCAACCACATCCGGATGTACTTCTAAATTCCGTCCGTCGCATAGTGTGCATTCTTCATCCCGGATGTCCATGAACATAGCCAGCGGGTTCTGCTTGTCAAACCACATCATGCGAGGTCCGCAGCAAGCATCCAATATCAACTTATCCGTTTTCATAGTTTTATTTGCAGAATCGTAAAGCACGTTCTATTTTTTGCTCCCGTGTCGGTATCGCTCCGAAACAATGCCTTTGCATTCACGGGATTTTTAGTTAACTTTATAGGCAATAAACCATTTAACCAAATTTTGTCATTATGGATACCAGTAAAGAACTTTTAAAAGTAAACATTCGAATGAGCTCCTATTTTGCCAAAGTAGATGCCTTAATTGAGGCTTTGGATGAACACCAACGAGGTGCATTTAAGGAAGCTTTGAGACGCGGAAAAGAAACCTATATCAGACATCATGAGGAAGAGCTCGACGAAGAGCTTCTGCAACTTGTTGATCGAGCATTTCAATAAAATACTGTTGTTCCTCTTTCAGAACTTCTCGCATGATCGGTGCGAGAAGCCTTTTTATCCATTTACGTATCATAACTATATCGGTATTGAGTTGTTTTATTTTGTTGTCGTTACTCTTATCTCGCTGATTAGCTATTCGAAAAGGCGGCCCATATTTGCCAACCGTTCCATCGCCAGCTGTTCCATCATCTTTTTCTTGCGGGCCGGAACCTTGTCCCAGCATTTGACGCAATACCGCCCGGCGGGGGTATTGTAATGTGCGCCGCTGATTTCGCACTTGCATTTGATGCACCGGAGTTTTGGCTGTTCCATCCTTCTATGTATTAATTGTGCTGTACTCGTTCGGCGATCACCCTCTCGGCGATCGTCAGTATCCGCTCGCTTACGCCGCGACCCATGATCACGTAGGAGACCCACACCGGATGCACGCCTGCGAGGCGTGCGATATGCTTCTTATCCCCGCGCCGGAGACCGTTCCGAATGGCCTCAAGTCGTTTTTCTCGGTTTTCTGTGCTCATAATCAAAAAAATTGAATACTTTTGTGTTGTAAACTTTACGCAAATATAATAGAGTTATCTCAATTATGCAACAAAATAAGAGAGATTTTTCAGTTATAAAACGCAGAATTTTGCAATACCTTGAATTGAAAGGTATTACAAAATATGCTTTTTATAGAGATACTGGAACAACAAACGGTGTTTTAAGCCAACCAAATGGTATCTCCGAAGAAAATCTATTGAGATTTCTCTCGTATTATAACGATGTAAATCCTATTTGGCTGTTGACTGGAGAAGGAGAAATTTTGCTTACCAAAACTCCAAAATTTAGGGACAATATAAATGCACCCAAAGTTGTCCCCCAAAATGTCCCAATACGAAAACTCCAAAATTTAGGGACAAATCCCGAATACCCGAAAGGTGAGGAAACTTTCGAGGAGAATGTCGCCGATGTTACCGTAGATAAGGTTTTCAAACTGCGAACCGATCGTCTGATTGACCGCCAGCAGATACCTATATATGACATGGAGGCCGTCGCTGGCCTTGTTCCGTTGTTTGCAGACCAATACAGCCAGTCGATCGTCGAGGTCATGGAGACGACACTGATCCCCAAATGCGACGGAGGATTGCGTATCGTAGGGGATTCGATGTACCCGCTGCTGAAAAGCGGTGACATCGTATTTTACAAGCAGGTACATGACATCATGCACAGCATTATATGGGGTGAAATGTATCTGATTTCGTTTGACATTGACGGAGACGAGTACGTTTCGGTGAAATACCTGCAAAAATCAGATACACCGGATCACATCGTGCTGGTCAGCTATAACGAGCACCACAAACCGATGGAGATACACATCAACCGCATCCGGGCGCTTGCTTTTATCAAGGCGTCGCTGCGCCTGAACTCGCTTAAATAGGGGACAGTCGGTCATTATACTATAAAGCCCGCACAAACCACGTTTAAATGGCTGTGCGGGCCTGTTTTTGTGGTGAATTACCACTGAATATTGCGGTTACGCATTGAATTGGGGCGTTTCGCCTTGAAATTCCTGCACTGAAATTACGGTAAATTACGCAGCCGAAATTTGACCGTTCTATCCTAACTATCTACTTTACAATCGTTTCATCTCTTTTATCCCTTTTGGAGTTTTCGTTCTGCCCCTTACATTGGTTGAATTAAATTTCCCAATATTTATAAATGAAAAAGTTGCACAAATTGCAGATTATTAGCAAATTAGCGGTAATCACACCGTTAACTACTATTGCTCTGCTTATGCGCAACTTCATAGCAAATTTCGTTAGAATTCTCGGAATCTGCAAGGATTTCGCTGGGAATCGTGTAAATGAACTTGGAAACGTACCCCGTTGTGGCGTTGTTCCGAAGTTTTCCGACCTCGAAGTCGTCGCTCTCGGCATAACCGCCGAGGCTTTCGGATTCGATAGCGAAAATCTTCTTTTTCATCGTCTGCGACATGAGTGCAAGGACGATTTGCCAAACCAGATCAGCCGCCGGCAGTTCAATGTCCGTCGTAAGCTGACGGCCAGACTTGCCGAGGAAATCCGCAAGGAGGTTGCTGTCGCCATTGATGGATCTGAGGACGTGTTCTGCATTGATTCCAAGCCGGTAAAGGTCTGCCAGAACGCAAGGGCGAAACGTTGTGTCATGGGCCGAGACAACGCGGAGGCCGCTCCGGATTGGGGATACTGCGCCTCGCAAGGTCTGCACTATTACGGTTATAAACTCCATGCTGTGTGCGGGATACGAGGTGTGATACATTCCTATGACATGACTGCGGCAAGCGTACATGACATCCATTACCTCAATGATGTGCGTTGGGAATATCATGACTGTATGATGCTTGGAGACAAAGGTTATCTCAGTGCCGAGGTTCAGAAAAACCTCTTTGAGACAGCTAATATAACTCTTGAAGTCCCGTATCGGCTGAATCAGAAAAACTGGCGTCCGCCATCCCGGACATACAAGAGATTCCGCAAGCGTATAGAAACAATATTCTCCCAACTCAACGACAATCTCATGATGATACGAAACTATGCAAAGCAATCCTGCGGTCTCTTTACCCGTATGGCAGGCAAAATCGCAGCTATGACGTTTATGCAATAGGGCAATTTCGTTAGATATCTATATACTTGAATGTACAAACAAAAAGCGACCCAATTTTGGGTCGCTTTCTTTATGCGTCTTAACTGTTAATCCACCCACCAAAAGTTTGTACAACACGTTTTCAGCATTTCATTGTTGCCATTGTTTATCACAATGATTTTATGCTGCTTAGCTTTTGGCGATAAATCATGTATGAACTCTTTGTTATAACTCGGCTTATGACAAGCAATCAAAATTGACTCCGGAATTTCCAATGACTCGTCATAATTGTCAATCTTGCCAATTGACACGCTTAAATTGTTCACAAAGCTGAAAATCCCATTCAAATGCGCCCGCATTCTGTTGTCTGCATAGACTGACTTGCCAATGTACAACAATGTGTCTCTCCCATAAATATGGTGGTCGCCATACAATTGGTACAACACATTATGTCTGTCATCTGTGCATTTTGCAAGGTCATCTATGGTTTTGATAGTCTGCCTATTTGACCAATTGATAATGATTTCTTGGTACTCGGCTGTTTTCACTGCTCATCATGATATTGCGTTAACAGCCCAAACTGCCCATGTTATAAGAATAACAAAGATTACAGATAATGTGCTATACAGTATTATGTTTTGCTTTCTTTGCTTTTCTGCATATGCTTGCCATTCCTGCTCTTTGTCTGAAAAATAGGATAACATTGGATGTTCTGCATTGGCAGCATTAAGCACTGCAAGACCTGTCTTAAACTGCGATTCTGCTGCTCGAACACTCTTTTTCTTGTCTGATTGTTTAAGCCACAAATCAATTGATGCTGCTAAAAATGTCAAATTCTTAATGATTCCATCAACGTCTTTTGCCTTGAACTCGATATTTAAGATAGTATTCAGCAATTTCAGATTATTTTCGCATTCCAACGTAGTCTGTTTAGCTCGTTCAATTGCGTCATAGTCGATACTTGGCTGCGTTACCGTAACATTGCTACTACCACTGAAAGATACGCGCTTTCTATAATCATCTGCGTGCTTTCCATACAACTTGTTACCAATAGCCTTTCCTGTCTTCTTACCAAACTCCTTTGTCGCATTATCCCAAAATTTACCCATTGTAAAACATTTTTGCTCTCCCCAGCCTCAAAAGAGAATTTTCTATACAAGGAAAGGCGCAAGACTGTTAACTTATATTACCGATAGGTTCTGGACAACCTGTGTTAAATATACGAAAACAGCTCACGCCTCTGGCTGTATCTAATGCGAATGCACCATATACAAAACCAAAGGAGAACGTCTCATATCCCTTTAACACTTTTGAACTGTCCAGATTCATCGGTAAGGAATAAGCTAAACGCTTCCTATCAAATATGTTCGCCCAACGGGCAACACAAAGATAGAAATAATTTAGGACATTCTACACATGAGCTGTAAAATATGTAACATTTACAAAGTTAAGTCACAATATCGTAATCTGTCATTGGCAATCGTTAAAAACACTCCGAATCTTTGTCCGTCCTCTATATCCCTTGTATTGTATCTGCAAGCAAATTCATCGCAGTACAATTCCAAATGCTTTTTGCTGACCAAATGGTAAACTCCTACGATGCCACGTTTCAGTTGGCTCCAAAAGCCCTCGATACTATTCGTATGATAACCACTTTTGACATATTCACCTCTATGATGGTCTACTACTTTATGCTCGTAATTTTCGTGTAAACCTTTATAGCCATACCAGCCATCGGTAACGACTGTACTGCCTTTCGGTACAAACGTATTGATTGCATGCTGCAATATCCATTTGCTGGCTTTTGGAATGACCTCTGTATAAACTCGACCATTTGACAGCATACCCATTACCGGAGTTTTCAATTTAAGGCTACGACCTCTCGTGTTCTTCAATCGTTTGCCTGCATTCCGATTCTTGTTCTTACCGCCGATATATGTTTCATCGACCTGCGTAACATCACCGTATATAATGTACTTGATGTTTCGCAGGTTATAACGTATTCGGCTCAACATAAACCAAGCTGTCTTTTGCGTAACTGCAATATCCTTGTGCAACTGCATGCTGCTTATGCCTTTCTTATGTGCCAAGAACATATAAATTGCAACAAACCATTTACGCAACGGAATATGCGAACCTTCGAACATGGTTCCTACCGTTACGGTAAATCGCTTGTTGCAATCCTTACATTTATGCAAGCCTCGATATTGCCCGCCATTCGTCAGCTTATAATGTTCTTTGGACTGACTGCCACAATGCGGACATATCGGAGCTCTGCCTCCGTCCCATCTGATAGCCTCAAGGAACTCCCGACAATCCTCCTCGGATTGTAGGCTGTCCAATAAATCTATCAGCGAATTTATCATCGTGGGTCATTATTATATGTAACCCGTTGGTTGAATTAAAATAAAGCATCTTTAACAAGACCAATTTTACGATGGTTACAGAAGTTGATGTATT